TATACAGAGAGGTGCAACAGATAAAATAAAAGACCCCGGAAGAATCCGGGGCGTAAGGAGATTAGGCCTGTGTCTGTAATTTTGCAATGAGAGCATCTTTCAAGACCTTGGAATAATTAATGCCATAGTTCTCGCAGGCGGTATTCAGCCACGCAGGGATGCTCAAGGTTTTCTTGACCGCCTTATCATCATATGCGCGGGCGTACTCGTTGAGGTTGACGCCTACCAGGTTGACGAAAGCAGCGGGATCATCCTTTTCGACAGACTCAAGCGGTGTAGGCGTTGGAAGCGCTTCACCGTCACGCAAGGAGGTAAACAGGTATTGTCCGCACGCATCCTGTGCCATAGAAAAAGCGTCAGCGAGGTTATCGCCGTATGTGGCAAGATCGTTAAGGTCTGGGAATATAACCGAAAAGCGACCGTCTGGTTCTGGATAAAATACAGCTGGATAGATATAGTTCATAAACAATCTCCTTTCAGATGATTTAAGGAGACAGGTCTCATTTGAGACCCGCCTGTTTAAGTATGGAGTTGGCAACTCGCAGCGGAAGATCGCCGCGATGGTTTGGGATTGTAACCCTTCCGGGTTTGATTGGATGCTTGTATTGGTAGTGCGAACCACTTACATTAACCAGCGTCCAACCATCATCGAGAATTATTTTTTCGATTTCACGAAATCTCATTAAGCTGTTTCCTCCTTACAATGATATTATAGCACGTATTATACGTGTAGTCAATATAAAATACGTATAATACGTAAAAATAAAGCGGCATAACACAGGAAATTTAAGAGAATGATAGGAGGGAGATATCATGAATTGTTTGAGCGAATTGTCAGGAAATAGAAAGTGCTGGAACTGCTGGTATGATGAATTTTGTGACTGGCATCCGGCGGGCGACGAGGATGCGTGCGAGAAATGGAAGCCGGAGGAAGGCAAAACATCGAAAAAGCGAATTGTAAGAAAAGTGTAAGAAATAGGGGGCGGGTGCTCCCTGTTTTTTTAATCGTCTATCTTTGCAGACATTATATCAAATAAAAAAATCTGCGGGAAACGGCAATAAGGGTAAGAAAATGCTGATTGAAAACAAAAAATCGATTTATGGGCATTTTAGAGTGTTTAGAATGGGGCGGGGCTGATAGAGGCGGATTTTACAAAAGAAATTGAGTGTGCTATAAAATAAAAAGCCACCTATTTGGTGGTAGGCGGCTTAATGATTTCGGAAAATTTAAATCTAAAGTATGATTGAACAGCAGTTGAAAGTTCTTTGATTTGATTAATTTTTATTGGAATGCTATTGCTTTCCGAATCCAATGTAAAAGTTTCGGTTTCATTATGATATGTTATTTTGAATCCCTCATGTTCCAATAAAGGCGTAATAAATTCATATTGACTGCGTGGTAAATCTTTACTCTCGCAACCCATGAGATAGGATATGGATACATTATATGCTTGGGCTATAAGTGACAGCTTACTAAGTGGCAGATTAGCGCCAATACCTTTTTCATAGCGTTGAAGGGATGAACTGCTAATGCCAGTTAATGCTTGAAGCTCTTTAAAACTGTAGTTATGTTCTTTTCGTAGATTCCGTAACCTTTCAACGAAAGGATCGTCATAATTTAAATCTCTTCGGGAAGCCATATATTCACCTACTTTCTATATGTAGATTGTAGTATATGCGAACCATTTTTGCAATAGAAAATATAAAAATATCCCATATATGGGTTGACGGCAAAAGTAAGTAGTGATATGATACATACATCCCATATGTGGGATAAAAAATAAAAAAATGAATCAGATATGGGATTCAAGAAGGGAGAAAGTATGAAAACTATTAATTTTCAAGTAAATGAAGAACTTCACAAACAAATGCGTTTGGAAGCAATTCGAGAAGATAAATCTGTAAAACAGTACATTACAGATCTTATTCGAAAAGATATAGGAAATAAAAAAGAGCAGTCACGCTGAGTTTGGCGACCTACGTGATTGCTCAAAATCTGAGACCTGTAAACCCAGGAATCACTTTGTATTGTAAGGGATTCCACCAGAAATTGCAAGGAGGAAATTGCAATGCAGAATTTAATGATTTTTGAAGGACACGATGTAGAGGTATTTGAACTGAATGGACAGGTATTATTTAACCCGTATCACGTTGGGACGTGCTTAGAAATCTCGCCAGAAGGTGTAAGAAAAGCGGTTACCAGAATGAATGAGAAGCAAGTTGTTAAATTGACAAATTCTAAAGTGACAAAAAGTAACTTTAGAAAATTACATAACACAGGAGAAAATTTTCTTACCGAAAGCGGCGTATATAAACTAGTGTTTAAGAGTCATAAGCCAAATGCGGAAGCCTTCACAGATTGGATCGCGGATGAAGTTCTTCCTACTCTCCGTAAGACTGGTTCCTATGAGATATCAAAGAAAGACAAGCAGAAAAAAGAGAAACTTCCTTCCGTGAACATGATGGTGAAGAACATCAAGGAGGCCCTGCATGACGCCGGAGTGGATTCTAAGTACATAGCAGCCGAGGTGGTGCGGATTTATTCTGATTCTGGATATCCGGTCAATGCTCCGGTAATTTCTGGTGTACCGAATCTGTGGGACTGCACATCCATTGCCAAAGAACTTGGAATTTTGTCTGAATCTGGTCGACCGCATGATAAAGCGGTGAGTGCTATCATTCAGAAGTTGGATATTTTCTCGGATGAAATCATTCGGACAGCTTATAGTCGGAATGGACATGATGGCGTTACGGTTCAATACAAAAGCAGTGTTCTGGAGAAAGTCAGAGAATGGCTGACTGAGAATGGCTATCCGACTGTGATCGAGCTTATGCTCTCCAATGGTAGTTGTAATAAATGCAAAGTTGTTTACGGGGAGGTAGCATAATGAACATTCAAGAGGAGTTAAGAATTTCCAATTATCAACCAATATCGTTTTTAAAAGATACAGAAATGGGTGACTTATATGAAGCAATGGTAGAAAAATGGCGATTATATGGAAATGATAGGGGCGGAGCGTTCACAGCGTCATTATTTTATAATTTAGGTCGTACTCATGGCATTCGTGAGGAGAGGGCAAGAAAAAGGAAAAAGAAATCCCAAATTATTATTAGCCAGTAATGGCTTGTAATTCAAGAGAAACCAGAAGAACGTGCCAGAAGACGGGGCAAAAGGAAGTAATATTTCAATTATTAAGAAGCGCTTGCCGAGCGGTAAGTGCTTCTTGCGTTGCTGGGGCGAATCTGAAAGAGTTATGCGTTGCGAAGCGGCTGCCGAACTGCCGGGCGGATCGTCTGGGCGAGGATGCGGGCGGGCAGTTGAGGTTCGCGTAGATTTGAGGGAAGCGTTTTCTGCGCGAAGCGGGCGCTTCCTTTTTGCATCCTTTTGGTGTATGATAAAAAATATTATAGTTACACAGAAGAAAAAAGCGTAGTAGAAAAACTGCATTGAATTAAGGCGTTTTTTGTTATATTTTGAAAGAATAGTAAAATGAGGTAAGAGTAATGGAAAAGAAAGTGTGGGCAAAGAAAATAGGAACCTTTTTATTAATTGCAATTTCTATTGTGGGTTTTCCATTTGTGCTGGAATTTGTTTTATATAAGACACCTGTAATAAGTCAATTTACGAACGAAACATGGTTTTCGTTTATGGCATCTTATGTTGGAGCGATAGCAACATTTGTGGTTTTGAGGATTACGTTAAAAGAGAATCAGAAAGCTGTAGAAGATGAGAAAAGAAGATTAAGAAGAAATTATGAAATTGAAAAGGAAATTAGTGAGGCAAAAGATATTCAAAAGGTTTTGTTGTTGGATAAATATGATTTTTTGAATATGAATACTTTGGTTATTGATTTTATGAAGTTTAGGAAAGATATGTATGATATACAATTTAAAATAAGAGAGTTTCAATTTGATGAAAAAGGGCAAACGGCACGAGATAAGTATTTTATGAACTTATGGTTTTTGGAACGTTATTATACTTTTTATTTTGCAGAAGAGAAAAGACCGAAAGAAAACGACAGAGAAGGATGGATAAAATATGTGAATTCTATAGAAGAGAAAACAACAGAATGGAGTCATAATGCAATGTTAAAGCGAAAAAAAATTATGGATTTATACAAAGAGTATGTTGATGAAATGAAGCGAAAAGAATTTGGGTAAAATCATAAAGAAAATATTTTGAAAAAGGGGATTGTTGTTAAATGATTGGCAACAGCCTCTTTTTTAATCCTCAAAAATCCAAACGTGCAGAGAACCCCTCCCACCTCACCATGATAAAATAATGGCAGAATGCCAGAAATAAGGGAAGTGATAGACATGAATCTGAATGCAGCGATGCGGAAGCTCCAGAGGGCTATTCTCGTCCGGACTGGTTTAGTGGTGAAGATTGGGACAAGTCAGTTTCACAGCAAGGACCAGAACCGTATGATTACGATGTATTCACTGACAACACCAGTGCTGCAGGAGAACCGGAGGGGACAATGGAGGATGAAGGACTATGAGATTATCCGGACGGCATCGCAGATTGATATTGTCATGACGCTTCGGGAAATCTGGACGCAGTTAGAGGGTTGGGCTTGAGCTGGAGAAGGGAATGTACGATGGAAGAGGGTGGATAGATGAAGCTGACGCCGAAGCAGAAAGCTTTTGCGGATAATTACATAGAGAATGGAGGGAATGCTTCTGCAGCGGCGCGGGACGCAGGGTATAGGGAACGGGCGGCGGGGTCGATGGGAGCGGAGAACCTGAAAAAGCCGCAGATAGCCGCCTATATAGCCGAGCGACAGGAGAAAATAGATTCCGACCGCATCTGTACGCTGAAAGAGATCCAGGAGCTTCGGAGTAGAGTGGTGCGTGGAGAGGAGAAGGATCAGTTCGGTCTGGATCTCTCCGTAGCGGATCGGTTAAAGGCTGCGAACGATTTGGAAAAGGCGTTATCCATCAAGGAGCAGCAGGAAGCGCTTCGCAAGGCAAAAGAGGAAGCCAGGACAGCGGGGGAATACCACATTGATTTGGATGTGATTGCGGATGTATTCCATCCGTTGATTCGCGATGTGAGACGTGGAAAGCATACAGAATATATTCTTCCCGGTGGGCGTGGTTCGACCAAGTCCTCGGGAATTTCGTGTATAATTCCGGAGCTGATAAAGAATCATCCAAGTATGCACGCGCTGATTCTCCGCAAGGTGGGGAATACGATAAAAGATTCTGTGTTCGCTCAAATGAAATGGGCGATCGCGAAGCTGGGATTGGAAGAGGAGTTTCGGTTTAAGACATCCCCGTTTGAAATCACGTATATGCCAACCGGCCAGAAGATATATTTCCGCGGGGCGGATGATCCGCTGAAAATTAAATCGATTAAGCCGGAGTTCGGATATATCGGTATTCTCTGGCTGGAGGAGCTGGATCAGTTTGCGGGACCGGAAGAGGTCAGAAGTATTCAGCAGTCCGCCATCCGAGGCGGTGATGAGGCATACCGCTTTAAATCCTTTAACCCGCCGCGCAGTAAAATAAACTGGGCGAATCAGTATGTGGAGGAGGCGGAGTTTAAGGATCCGGAGGCGTTGGTCTGCCGGAGCACTTACAAAGATGTCCCGGCGGAATGGCTGGGCGAACAGTTTGTGAACGACGCCGAGCATCTGAAAGAAGTTAATCCGGATGCATATGAGAATGAGTATATGGGTCATGCGAACGGAAATGGAGGCAACGTGTTCGAATTTGTAGAGGTGCGGGCAATCGCAGATGAAGAAATCAGTCATATGGATCGGCTCTACTGCGGTGTAGACTTCGGATGGTACCCGGATTCGTTTTGCTATCTGCGAACGTACTACGATGCCGCCAGGGAAACAATCTACCTTTTGGACGAACTCTATGTGACGAAGTGGAGCAATGCCAAAACGGCGGGATGGATCAAGAAAAAAGGGTACGATGACTACGTTATGATATGTGATTCTGCCGAGCCGAAGTCAATCAATGATTTCCGGGACGCGGGTCTTCCTGCCCGCGGGGCGGAGAAGGGGCCTGGCAGTGTTGAATACGGATTTAAGTTTTTACAGACAAAGAAAATTGTCATTGACCCGAACCGGACACCGAACGCACATAGAGAGATTATCCGCTATGAGTATGACCGGGATAAGGAAGGAAATATAATAAGCGGCTATCCGGACAGGGACGATCATGCGATTTCAGCGCTGCGTTACGCATATGAACCTCTGTTCAACCGGAGAGGAAACAGTGCATAGTTGTATGGGTGAAAATAGATGGGATTAATAGAGACAATAAAAAGGTGGATAGGGATGATTTTCAAGAAACAGGCAGAGGATGAGTTTAAGATTAAGTCCGTAGTATCTCCGGAGATGGATCGAGAGCTGAAATGCTGCGCGGGTATTTATGCTGGAAAACCTCCGTGGCTTAGTAAAGATAACAGAATCCGGACTGTGAACTTTGCTAAGTCAATTTGTTCAGAGACTGCCAGATTGACAACCTTGGCAATCGGGATCCAGATTGAGGGTAGCGCGCGGGCGAATTGGCTGCAAGAGCAGATTGATAAGGTGTATTTCCAGGTTCGTCACTGGGTTGAATTTGGCTGTGCCTACGGAACCTTGTTTGTAAAGCCGAACGGGGAAGGACTGGACATATTTACACCAGAGGATGTTATTCTGGTAGATTATGATAACCAGGGCATTAAGGGGATGGTTTTCCGGGATACATACACGAAGGGAGATAAGTTTTACACACGGCTCGAATATCATCGTTTTGCAGAAATGCAGCAGGGTGGAGAAAAGGTATATCCATATTATATCAGCAATCGAGCATACGTTTCTCAATCGGCAGATGACATCGGAAAAAGGATTGCACTGGAAAAAACAAAGTGGGCGGATATGATGGAGGATACACCCCCAATATTGAAAGCGAACGGCTGGATGGCCCGATGTTTGGCGTGTTCCGTACACCGCAGGCAAACAATATTGATTTGTCTTCTCCAATGGGATTGCCAATGTATGCGGAAGCAATCGAGGAGCTACGGGATCTGGATGTAGCGTACAGCCGGAATGCTGGGGAGATATTTGACAGTGAAAAGATTGTGCTGGCAGATGACCGCCTCATGATGATGGATGGGACAAACATCAAGAACAGAACGGCTCGGAACCTGGAAGAACAAAGGGAGAAGATGAAGTTGCCTCATTACGTAAGAAATGTGTTCGGTTCAGATTCGAAGGATTTCTACCAGGAAATAAATCCGCAGCTTAATACAGAGACGCGTCTTTCTGGCATTAATGCGCTGTTGTCCCAGATAGGTTATAAAGCTGGGTATAGCAACGGATATTTCGTGTTCAATGAAAAAACTGGAATGGTAACGGCAACACAGGTTGAGGCGGATGACCGGAAGACGATCCAGCTGATAAAAGATATGCGGGATAAGCTTCAGGATTGTTTGAACGGTGCAATTTATGCATTGAGTGTGTATGCGGATCTGAACGCTTTAGCACCGACTGGATTGTATGAAGTGACGTATGACTTCGGAGACATAACCTACAATCGTGAAGAGGACCGGGCGCGCTGGTGGCAGTATGTTATGCAAGGAAAAGTGCCGGCATGGGTCTACTTCCAGAAATTTGAAGGAATGTCCGAAGAGGATGCGAAAGCAATGGTAGAGGAAGCACAGCCAAAAGAACCAACGCTGTTTGGGGAAGAGTAAAAGGATGCAATAGAGGAAGTGAGGGCGGCAATGCTTAGACCGGCATATTTGGCGGCGATTGCGGAAGGAAGCGAGCAGATCGCTTCGGAGCTGCATGATTATATTGTACAAGCCATTGTGGGGCGGATGATGGAGCGCATCGGCAGAGGAGAAAAATATCTGCTGACTTCGGCGGACCGCTGGCGGATCCAGATCTTGCAGGATGCTGGGGAGTTGCTGGAGAATATAACGGCGGAGCTTTCTCTGTACACAGGGAAGCAAATACAAGAGATTCGTTCGGCAATGGAAGAAGCGGGAGTGAAAGCGCTGGAAGCGGATGATTTGATATACAGTGCTGCCGGTCTGTCTACGGTACCACTGTGGGAGTCTCCAGCGTTGGTTCGGCTGATGGAGCGGAATATGAACGCATCGTTGGGTGAATGGAGAAACTACACCCGCACGACGGCAGAAGAAGCACAACGGCTCTATATAACAGAATGTGATAAAGCATATAACCATGTTATGAGCGGTGCAGTTGCGTATACTCAGGCAGTGAAAGAAGCGGTTGAAACGATATCTTCTGCGGGAGTGGCAGTGAAATATCCAAGCGGGCATACGGATACGCTGGAAACTGCGACAGCGCGGGCAGTTCGCACCGGGATCGCGCAGGCAACAGGAGATATATCGCTGAAACGCATGGAAGAAATGAATTGGGATATCATTCTGGTATCTGCGCATATTGGAGCCAGAACCGGAGATGGAGGGCAGAATCCTGGAAATCATTTATGGTGGCAGGGGCAGTTTTATAGCAGGAGTGGAACAGACAAACGCTTTCCTCCGTTTTCGCAAACGGGGTACGGAACAGGAGAAGGGCTGTGCGGTTGGAACTGCCGTCATAGCTTTGGCTGCGGCGACGGTGTCCATAATCCATATAAAGACATTCAAACCGAAGATAATGTCCGGATGGAGAAGCTGGAGAAGCGCCAGAGGGAGCTGGAACGCCGTGTTCGGAAGACCAAACGTGCGGTGATGGGGATGCAGACGGCAGTTGAGCAGTGTCAGGACGAGGCTGCAAAGTTCGCCCTGCAGCAGGAACTGGATCGGAAGTCGTATCTTCTGCAAAGGCAGAACCAGGCATATCAGGATTTTTGCAAGTACAATAGCCTACGTCCTCTTTCGGAACGCTTGAAGATAGCCAGATGGAGCAGGGAACAGGCGGCAAAAGCCAGAGGAGCGGCAAGACGGTATCAGAATGCGAAAAGAATATGATGACAGAAATCAATAAAAAGTAATTGTAGAGATGTGAAACGTGGGGGGAATGGATTGGGGAAAAACATGATAAAATGGCAGTATGTTGGAGGGGAGAAGAATGATAAAGAATGGATGGGTATGCTGCAGAATATGCGGCAACAAGACCCGGACAAAAATTCGGCCAGATACGGAAGCGGTAAATCTTCCAGTATTTTGCCCGGTATGTAAAAACCAGAGCATTGTAGATATTGTAAAAGGGAATGTTGTTTATATGCAGAGCCAGACGCATGACGCAGAGCCGAACGAGTAAGAAATTCTTACAAGTTTAGACTCTGCGTTTTCTATATGTTGGGTAGACTCCTTTTATGTTTGTGTGCGCCCTTAAAAGAAATCCCCAGCTAGGGGAGAGGTTGAAAAGCGGATGCAATTTCCGGCGCACACTTGCAACGCAAGTTGCACATACGTTATCATTTGTACCCCCTGTTGTGCCAAGCATAGCACATGAAAGAAAATGCTAACCGGCCTGTGCCGGTTTAGGACCGTTAGCTCAGTGGGTTAGAGCACCCGGCTCATAACCGGATGGCCCGGGGTTCAAGTCCCTGACGGTCCAGTACCATATGTTTCAGCGTTAAGGAGGATGAGAATGGAGAATTATGAGCAGATCCTTAAGGACTTGGGAGTCGAGATTCCTGAGGACAAAAAAGCCGATCTGAAAAAGAAGATGGAAGAAAATTACAGCACCAAGGAAGATTATGACAAGGCGGTAGAAAAAAGAGATGAGTATAAAACGTCTCTTGAGCAGGTACAGGAAAAGCTGGATGGTTTTAAGGATGTCGATGTGGACGATTTGAAAGGACAGATTCAGACCCTTACCTCAGAGCTGGCGGATGAGAAGAAAGCCAGAGCAGAAGACGCCTGCAAAGTGGAAGTGGAAAAGACAGTCAATGCGTTTCTTTCTTCTACGGATGAAAAGGGCGAGAGACAGTATCATTTCCTGAATGATATCACTGAAAATCATTTCAGGGATGCACTGATGGCGGAGCTGGATAAGGATTCGGCGAAGGGAAAGTCCATCGGCGATATTTTCAAGGGTATGGTAACGGATGCCGATGGAAAGCAGAAGCCAGGAATCTTTGTAGATAAGGCGCAGGCAAACAGCGCCAGATTTACGGCTCCGGTCGGCAAAAGCAAACCGGAGGGCGGACATAAATACACGATGGCAGAGGTCATGCGGATGAAAAATGAGAATCCAGACCTTGATATCGATTCTTTTATGAACGCCTGATAGTACGTAAACCAAACAAAACCAAGATGAAGGTAGAAAGGATAAACAATGGCATTATTTGATTTAAAAAATTTCAATGGCGAAGTGTTTGGGCGGTATGTAGATACGGTTCCGAACCTCAACAGAAACCAGCTGCTGAAATCCGGTGCAGTTATTGAGAAAAGCCAGTATGCGGCAATGCTCCCGGATCAGACAGGAGGAAACTATATTACCGTACCGATTAAGGCACGCATCGGTGGTACAGCGGATAACTACGATGGTTCGACGGATATCAAGTCGGATTCCCGTGATACGTACACGCAGGGGCGTATCGTAGTGGGTCGTGCTCCCGGATGGACCGAGAAAGATTTTTCATCGGATATTACCGGAGAAGATTTCCTTCCAGCAGCGGGAGAGGTTGCGGAATACTGGGATGACGTGGATCAGGCTACATTGTTAGCAACGCTGAAAGGTGTGTTTGGTATGACTGGAACCGAGAATGTGAAGTTTGTTACCGCTCATACCTATGACGTATCGGAGAATGCAACGGAGTGCGGATTTAAGGAGATCACTCTGAATAATGCAATTCAGAAGGCACTGGGAGACAATAAAGCGAAATTCAGTTTGGCAATTATGCATTCCAAAATCGCGACGGATCTGGAGAACTTAAAGCTTCTGGCGTATATGAAGTATACCGACAAAGATGGCGTTGAAAGAGATCTTACGATGGCTACACTGAACGGAAGAACCGTACTGGTTGATGATAATATGCCGACAGAGGCAGTCGAAGCGAAGTATGTTAAGGCAGTACAGACGGATCCAGGCGCACTGAAAGTAACCACAGACGGAACAGGAACGGGTGAAATCAAGAAAGCAACGGTTTCGACTGATATTCCGGATGTTGCAGAGGGGGATTATGTAAAGCTCCTCCCGGCGGGAACAGTATATACAACGTATGTTCTGGGTGCAGGCGCGATTGAATATACAAACTGCGGTGTAAAGTATCCGTATGAGATGGATCGTAATCCAAAAACAAATGGTGGAGAGGATACATTGTATGCCCGCCAGAGAAAGATTTTTTCTCCGTATGGAATCAGTTTTAAACGTCCTTCGTTTGTTTCCCCAACGGATGAACAGCTGTCAACCGGTTCAAACTGGGAGCTGGCTAATAATAATGCAAGTGCTGGAGCAAAGTATTTTCCGGCAAAAGCGATTCCGATCGCACGGATTAAAACCAGAGGATAAGGAGGTTTCGGCATGGCATATGCAGATTATGAATTTTATGAAAAAAATTATTTCGGCAATGTCGTGCCGGAAACGGATTTTGCTAGGTTTTCGGAACGGGCATCAGATTGGTTGGATATGGTGACCTATGATTGCCTTGCTACCGGATTGCCGAGCGACGAGAGAGCCCAGAAACGCATTAAGAAAGTGATTTGTGTTCTTTCAGAGACACTGTATCAAATAGAGCTGGCAGAGAAACAGGCTATGCGTGTAATCGCTTTGGAAAGTTCGGCACAGGAAAGCGGCGCAAATAGTGAAGAGGGTGTAGTAACATCTCGTTCCTCTGGAACAGAATCAATTTCATATGCAACTCCCCAGCAGCTTGGAAGTGCTGCAAAGGAATGGAATGCTCTTTATGCGGTGGCAGGAGATCCCCAAAAAACGAATGATTTGCTTCTCAAGACAGCCCTTCCATTGCTGATGGGGATAAGAACAGATGATGGGATGCCGATTCTGTATGCGGGAGTATGACACAGCGAAGAAATTGGCAGTAACAGGTATGAACCATATGAAAGAGTGATTTTATGGGCGGTCGCGGAGCGGCAAGCGGCATAGGTAAAAACCCTTACGGGAGCCAATACCATACGCTGTACAAGTACGAAAACATAAGGTTTGTTTCTAATAGTGTAAAAAACTATGAACCTCTTATGGAAAGCAAAACGGACGGAAGAGTATATGTGCAAATTGGCGGAAAAGATATAGTTCGGATTGTGTTTATTGGAGAGGGACATAAAAGGAACAAAGTCATAGAGCAGGATAAACGGTCGAAAGGATGGCATGTCCATCATGGATTTTTGCACACGGAAAATTCTGAAAAGGAGCATGAAGCATTATCGAACCGTGATAAGCAGTATCTTGAAAAAGTGAAGATGATATGGCATAATCATATCAAGCAAACATAGTTTAAGTCGGGGAGAATACTCAGAAATGAGAGGTCTGCGTTCAAATCGTCGGTGTTTGCATAATCGAGAGATACCATATCAGAAATGATTTGGTGTCTTTTTTTGTTACTGGAAAGGAGAAAACATGTGAGGTAGAGGCGGAAGCAGCGGAATGGGAGCAAAAGAAACTGTATTTTCGTATAAGATGGGGGCAAAACCATGACGGTTCAGCGAACACGGACAGGAGTTGTCCTTGTGAATGGAAGCCCAAGAAAGGTTGATTATGATACACTGCGCAAAAATATGAGTCAAAAAGAAGGGTTTAAAAATTTGACAGCTAAGGATTTGCAAGAAAAACGAGAAAGACGATTCGAAGACCATAAAGGACGCGATTATGAACTAGGTCTCGGGATTGGAAATAACCGGGAATACAGAAAGACTGCAAGAAGCAACAGGCTTATAAACAGAATTATGAGTAAGAGGTAGTATATGGCAGATAAATCAACCAGTATTGCCTACGAAAATTTGAATCGTCGCATCTTTCCTGGCATTGGAGAATACGGTATACCACAGATAGAGCCTGAGGTATTCGAGGGAAACTGTGAATTTATCGGTTTCAATTACGCTAGGGGCAAATGTAACAATCCAGAAGAGAAAGCTGTTCATTTCTTCTTAGATGATTATCAGTTTGACGCACTATGGAGAAATCCAGACAGGTATGTGGACAAGCTGAGTAGATTCCAGTATATCTTGACACCAGATTTTAGCACCTACACCGATTTCCCTAAAGCTATCCAGATATACAATCATTACCGAAAGCATTGGATTGGTGCATATCTGCAAGAATATGGTTGTCACGTGATTCCAACAATATCGTGGAGTACGCCGGATTCTTACGACTGGTGTTTTGATGGAGAACCAGAGGGCGGAACGGTGGCGGTTTCTTCGGTCGGATGTATGAACAGTGCAGAAAAAAGAAGTCTGTTTTTATCTGGGTATGCGGCGATGGTTGAGCGGTTACATCCGGAGACAATCATCTTTTACGGCAGTGTACCGGAGGAGTGCAAAGGAAATATTGTCCGGGTGCTGGCATTTAGCGATAAATTCAAGGAGGCGGTATGTGATGGGTGGTAATTATGTATAGTGATACGGTTACAGTATTTTGTTATTACGAGTCATCAGGCGAAGCCATCTGGTACCCATATGTCTTGTCGGGTGTAGATTTGAATATGGATCGAGGTGCAATCTTGAAAAAATATGGTCCAGGCAGTACGGACAACGCACAGCTTCATATCGAATATCAGGAGCTGGATGGTAGCAAGCTGATTCGGACGGCAGCAGGACTATTACTTCCGTGGCTTCCGCCAAAGAGTTGGAAAAGGCAGGAGGCGGAAGAAAGGGCAGCCAGTATCACGTTTGGCAGTGATGATTTTTTCATAGCTGGAGAATGGGAGGCAGGTGCCGTGAATGATGCTGATTACCCGGATGGTTTTTATCAGTATCTGAATGCGGAACGGGATTACTGCTTTAAGATATCCAGTGTGGGCGGACCGTACAGCCTGATCCCGCACTTTGAAATTCTAGGAAAGTAGGTGGACGACATCGCCAGAAGGAGTAAAAGAGGTGCTATGAAAAGCTTCTCTACCGTTAAGGGAAATGTTCACATAACATTGGATATGTCGCGGTTTAAGCGACAGTTTCAGAGGGCACAATATCAGCTTGATGGGGCTGTTATGGAAAGTATGGTTCCATTTATGCCGATGATTACCGGAAGTTTTATAAATACAACCCGCGCGGCTAGTGCGGCGGTGCAAGGCAGCGGTGTTGTATATGCTGCCTATGGTCCGCAGGGGCGATTCTTGTATGAAGGAAAAGGCATGGTAGATGAGCAAACCGGCAGCCCCTGGGCGCGTAGGGGAGCGAAGAAGGTTTTGGTCAGCCAATATGGCGGAAAGACACGGGCAAAGGAACGGCTGGAATATACGAAGCAGGCGCATCCGAAAGCGCAAGCGAAGTGGTTTGAAGCAGCCAAGAAGGCAGATGAAAAGGCATGGATTCGCCTGGTAAAAGAAACAGCGGGAGGTGGTAAACGTGGCTAATGTATTGCAACCGATAGGAACAGATGCGAGTGGTTATGAGGTACTGACGGCGGCGATCCGGGAGCTTTTGAATCAGTATCCGGGTCTGCCACAGGGAGAACGGATTAAGTTTGAAGAGCTGGAAAAAGACAAAGGAATTGCTTTTTCAGCGGACAGCGGTGCCTTGATTTATGAGGAGAATGAGGATGTGATAGGGAACATCTTTCAAACCTGTCAGTTTCCGTTCTATGTTGTATACCGGACGGCATCCGATCGGGAACGACGTAAACTATCGGCTCAGAGCTTTCTAGACGGGCTTGGAAAATGGCTCTGCCGGGAAAAGGTTGTGTTAAATGATAAAGAATATCGTTTGACTGAATATCCAAAGCTCTCCCAAGAGAGAAAGATAACAAGAATTGTGCGGGAAAATGCATATGGCTTGGAACCGCAGGAAAATGGTGTACAGGATTGGGTTCTTCCGGTATCTGTACGATACAGTAATGAAATATTAGAGCCAGACGCATGACGCAGAGCCAGGATCAATTTGATTTGAGGCTCTGTTTTTTTATTCAAGAAGGAGGACGTTATGAGCAAATTAACAAGAGGTGCTTACAGAACATTTCTGGATGCGGCATTTGGTGGTACTGGAACGCCTAAATGGTGGAGACTGGGAAAGTACACCGATGATTTAAGCGTTAATCTGAATCCGGATGTTTCATCCAATAAGAATGTCTGGGACGAATCGTATGTTGAGGACAACGGTTATGAACCGTCGATCGAATCGACCACCTACTATGCGGATCCGACCGATCCGATTTATCCGAAACTGCGAGATATGGCAATGAACCGGTTAAAGGGTGATGATTGCAGAACAACGATTCTGGAAGTGATTGTAGAGGATACCGCAGCGGCAAAACACAGGGCATGGAAAGAGGATGTTGTGGTGAAGCCGGAAGAGTACGGCGGCAATACATCGGGCTTTCAGATCCCGTTCAGTATTCATTTTGATGGAAACCGGAAGGAAGGTTCTGTCACGATCGCGGATGGCGCTCTCACGTGGGATGATGCCAAGGTAGGAGAATAAGGGAAGGTGTAACAGATGGGAAATGTAATTCAGATTGATGATGGCAGTAAGGTATACGATATTACGAATATGCGTGGGGAACTTTTGGGACAGTTCAAATTTATTCCATCTGATTTCGATCTTATCCGGCGTTATGATGAGACGGTTTCTGCTTTTGAGCGGATGTCCGAGGAGATCAAGGAGAAAAAAGATGCACCGATTTCCTATGTAATGGAATTGGATAAGCGTATCGGAGAACAGGTGGATTATCTGTTTAATGCGCCGGTGGCGAAAAGCTTCTTTTCGATTACCTCCCCGTTCACGATGCTGGACAGCGGGCAGTTCTTTGTTGAGAATGTGCTGAACGCCGTGAAGGGGATCATTGAGCAGGAGAGAAATGTAAAGCTGGAAGCGGTGCAGGCTCATGTTCAGAAATACACGCAGAAATACAAAACGGGTCCGGGCGGCTATATTGCCCCGGTAAAATAGTGTTTACCTGGGATCTTCCGCAGGCGCTGGAAGTTGGCGGGAGAATGTATGAAATTCGGACAGATTTCCGCCCGGCTCTGGATATTTTGGTGGCATTCAATGATCCAGAGCTGCCGGAGGAAAACAAAATCCAGGTAATGATGGAGATTCTGTTTGTAGAGCTTCCACCGGAGGAGTACCTGAATGAAGCCGTAGAACGGGCGTACTGGTATCTGGATTGCGGGAAACGAAGTGATGGAAAGACTGGCCCCAGAGTCATGGATTGGGAGCAGGATGCATCCATGATTTTTTCGGCGATTAATAAGGTGGCAGGATATGAGCTGAGAAATCCCCAACGCTATACGCATTGGTGGACGTTTGCGGGGTATTTTGACGAAATAGATGAAGGGACCTTTTCGCAGGTTCTTGCCATACGCCAGAAGCGTGCAAAAGGGAAGAAGCTAGAAAAATGGGAAGAAGAGTTTCTTCATGAACATCGTTCACTTGTAATTTTGGAAAATAAGACATCGGAGGAAGAACAGAAACGGATTGCGGCAGAAGAGGCAGCGGTCGATGCGTTATTTAAGGGGGTGTACTGATAGATGGCGGACGGAACCATAGTAATTGATACGGCGATCCGGAAAGATGGGCTTGATGCCGGAATTAATGAGATAGAACAGGCACTGGACGGCGCATCGGCGCAGTTTCATGATTATGGGGATTCTGTTCAGAAGTTCATCGATGACTATATGAACGGAGCCGGACAGGCATCTCGGTACACGAACGAATTAAAGCAGCAGGTTGAATCTTTAAAAAAACAGTTAAAGGATCTGGAAGATAATGGAAAATGGTTTGGCGATGAAGATTACAATAGTACATTCCTAAAATATCAGCAGCTCATGCAGGAAGTTAAGGAATGGAAAAGGGCTATTGTCAATCCAGAGTCAGATGTCAAACTGTTTGACTCGAGCACCCTGGAAGGTCAGATCGGGAAGCTGACCGGCGATTTGATGAAATTACGCAACAGCGGAAAGGGCTTCGGAGATGAGACGTTTGATGCGACGGCGATCGCGCTGAAACGAGCCCAGCACTCACTTGCAGATTATCAAAAAGAACTGTTTAAGACAGATGAGCAGCGGCAGAAAGAGGCAGAAACAGCCAGGAAGCAGGAAGAAGCGCAGCGGCGCGTGAATGAGAGGCTGGAGGAAGCGCGGCAAAAGGAAGCCGCCGCCGCTCAGGAAGCTGCCCGGCTTTCGGCGATCGGTGAGAATGCTAAAATTTCGAATCGACGCATCGTGTCCCTCAATAAGGAACTGGCTGCCCTGGAGGCACGACAAAAGGAACTGTCAAAAGCGGGCGTAGGGCCGGGAAACAAAGAATATGACAGCAACGCCCGGAAAATAAGGAAGCTTAGGGAAGAACTGAGCCGTTACCAGAGCGGCGCAAAGGCATCTGAAAAGCAGACTAAGAAACTGAATAAATCCTTGGATAATACCAAGAAATCGGCGGGTGGCGCCCGGATGAGCATGAAACGGATGTTGATGATGTCTCTGATGTTTTCAACGGTGTTCCGTGCACTATCTGCAGTTGCTTCGGGGTTAAAGTCCGGTACGGATAACCTGGCGCAGTATTCGGATGATACAAATCGGGCGCTCTCTATGCTGGTGTCTGCCCTGACCCAGTTGAAAAACAGTTTTGCAACTGCATTTTCTCCGGCGATCGAGTATGCGGCACCGGCACTGACAAAAATGATTTCACTTTTGTCGGAAGCGGTTACGTGGGCGGCACAGTTGGCGGCTGCTTTGACGGGCAAGGACACATATACGCGGGCAACTAAGGTAGAAGAGGATTACGGCGCCGCCCTGAAGGAGAGCAACCAACAGTTAAAGGATAAGGAGAAACTGAATAAAAAGCTGCTGTTTAGCTTTGATGAACTGATACAAGCGCAGAAGAACAGCAGTGATACAAAAGATTATGTCGGACCAACACCGGATCAGATGTTTAAAACGGAGGAAGTTCCGAATGAAATGAAGGATCTGGCTGCGGATATAAAAAAGACATTCTCTGATTTGTTTGACCCGCTGAAAGAGTCGTGGAAAGAAAATGGTCCGGAAGTGACGGAGGCTGTTAAAGCGGCTTTTACGGCGATGAAGCAGCTGGCGGGGGATGTCGGGGCTTCCTTTATGCAGGTCTGGAATATGGAAGGATATGGGAAACGTATCACGGATGATCTGCTGATTACGGTTGCCAACCTGGCATGGACGGTCGCTAATCTGGCTACACAGTTGGATGCAGCATGGGTGGCAGGCGATACCGGCACAAACATCATGCGGCATTTGGGAGATATCATTTTAGAAATCACAGGCTTTTTCCGTGATGCATCGCAGAGTATGAAAGACTGGTCGGCAGATTTGGACTTTTCTCCGTTACTTACCAGTTTTGATGCAGTTTTTGCGGCACTGGGACCGGTGGTAGGAGACATTGGCGACGCGTTGCTGTGGTTATTGAATAAATGCCTTCTCCCGTTGGCAAAATGGGGGCTTGAATCAGGGCTTCCGGCGGTATTTGACCTGATAGCGGCGGCGCTGACGGCATTACATAGTGTGCTCATGGCAGCAGAACCGACATTCGACTGGATGTGGAATGATTTCTTCCAGCCGATTGGGCAATGGACAGGTGAGTTAATCATCGGAGCACTCCAGAAGCTTACGCAGGCGCTTTTGAGGTTTTCAGACTGGGCATCTCAGCATAAGAGTACGATTCAAGCGCTTACGGAGGTTGTAATCATGTTCTTTGCGGCATGGGCGGTCACAACGCTGGTTTCTCATGTTGGATTGATGATCGCGAATCTTGGGAAGCTGATTGGCGTTCTGGCAACGACCAATATCAAATTCTTGGCGATTGTGACGGTTCTGACAGCAGTTGCAGGGCTGGCAATGAAAGTGGCTCAGGCGTGGACAAAAATGACACCAGGAGAGCGGCTGGCGACGAAGATCATCGCGGTAGCTGGTGCGATTGCATTGGTGGTAGCGGCGATCGGAGCGTTGACCTCCAATTATGTGATGCTTGGTGTGGCGATGGCGGTTGCGGGAATCGCAGGATTGGGAATTTCCAGTATTGTGAGCAGTGCAAATTCCAGAAGCGGAAACAGCCGACCGAATACAGCATCTGCATATCAGAATGCGAACCGGGCAGTTTCTTACGCGAGCGCACCGTTCAGGATGCCTCGTCTGGCAACTGGTACGGTGGTACCGCCGAGAGCGGGTGAGTTCGCTGCTATCTTAGGAGACAATAAACGGGAAACTGAGGTGGTATCTCCGCTTAGCACGATGAAACAGGCTTTGAAAGAGGCACTGGAGGAATCTGGGGCAATCGGCGGCGGAAGAGATATTCATATAGATTTGATACTGAACGGGCAGAGATTTGCCAGTGCAGTATATAAGGCGAACAATCAGGAAAGACAGCGTGTAGGAGTAAGGATGGTGCAACAGAATGCCTAAGATTGGAAATGGAGTATTTGAGATTGACGGAATGACGTTTCGGTTATGGGTTAAAGAGCTGAAACGCTCTTTCAAAGTAACCGATACGGATAATTCTGGGCGGTTGAAAGATTACAGTATGTATCGGGACATTGCAGGTACCTTTTACAATTACACGCTGACGCTGGATCCGGATCGGAGCAATCGGGCTGATTACGATAGTTTTTATGAGATCGTGTCAGCGCCGAAAGCCTCTCATCATATGGTGTTTCCATATGGCCAGGGGACCTTGGAGTTCGAAGCGTATGTAACCAGCGGAGATGATAGTTTGAAGATGCAGGAGACGGATAACGGACATATCAATAAATGGTCGGGTCTGTCGCTGAATTTTATAGCCATGAAACCGAAAAGGAGACCGTGATGGGAGAAGGACTGAAGATTGTATATGACGATGTGGCGCCATATGCGAAAGAAAATAGCACTCCGCAAATTGTAAAAGCAGGATTGCGCCCTCATAAAGGACTTTTCCCGCAAGCGGGGTTGACGCCGGCAGCGACAACCGTAGAACGAGAGTTCTTGGATCTACGCCGGGATGATTTGACCTACCCCGGTTATGCGCTTTGTTATCCTGGCTTTTCTCTGCTGGATGGAAACTATATCAATATGCCAGCTCTGGCGGATGATTACGGATATATTTCGGATGAGTGGTCGGATGCGGACGGTAATTTTGGATGGAGATATAGCAGAAAAGGGCTCACACCTCAAAAAGGGCTGTACCCGCGAACATTTCTATACCCAGCACCTGGCGGAAGTACCTGGATGGATATGCCAGCACTGACGATCAGTTTCAACGGGAAGTTTTCAAGTGTAGGTCTTCTTCTTACGTTCAATTTGCTGTCGGGAGATTATGCGCGGAAGCTCAATATTAAATGGTATGCAGATGATACTCTGCTTTCAAATAAGGATTTTGAGCCGGACAGTGCGAGATATTTCTGTAGCAATTATGTGCTACGGTACAACAAGATTGTACTGACATTCCAAAGTACATCAAAACCATACCGCCCGGTATTCCTTATCCGCATTGATTACGGAATCTATCGTGATTTCCTTTCAGATGAGTTGCTTGAAACGGATTGCTTGCAGGAGATCAATGCGATATCGGAGAGCATCAGCATTAATACGTTGTCGTTTACTGTTCGGGCAAAGAATAATATTCCGTTCGACCTACAGAAGAAGCAGAGATTGGGATTGTACTTCGACGGGCGTTTGCTGGGAAATTTTTACTTAAAGAGCGGCGCCAGAAAGAATCGAGTAGATTATTATATGGACACGCACGATGCATTGGGAATCTTGGATGGCAATGAATATCATGGAGGGATTTACTCGGCTGTGAAAGTAGATACGGTACTGCATGAAATATTTGCCGGGGAAGATTTTGGATATACATTGGATGAGTCCTATAAGGATGTTACGCTGACCGGGTATATTCCGTATACGAGCAAGCGAAATGCGCTGGTGCAGGTGGCGTTTGCCATCGGGGCGATCGTAGATACATCTTACGGAGATTGTGTGCGGATTTATCCGCAGTCGCAGGAAATAACGGGAACTTTTGATAATTCGAACACGTTTGATGGATTGACCCTGGAGCATAGCGACATAGTAACCGGAATCCGGCTGACCGTTCACAGCTATGCGGAGACGGATGAGGAGGAAGAGCTATACAAGGAAGCGCTGAATGGAACCGCGGAGATTGTATTTTCGGAACCGCATCATAGCCTCTCAATCCTCGGCGGCGCTCTGGAAGAGAGTGGAGCCAATTATGCGATCATAACAGGAACAGGAGCCGTTATTACACTGACTGGAAAAAAATACGGTCATTCGACATCCCAGTTATCGAAAGATAATCCGGATATTATTTACAACAAAAATATTAAAGAGGTAACGGATGCGACTCTCATAAATCCAGAAAATGGACCGGCGGCACTGGAACGCATTTATGAATATTACCAGCGGGCAGAGAGCGTTGTTGGCGATGTGCTTCTGGAAGAGGACAAGCAGTTGGGACAGAAAGTGCAGATTGACACCGGCTACGACGGCATCCGCACAGGAGTAATAGAAAGCATTGATCCGAGTTTTGCAACAGGAATAAGAGCGAGGATAAGCATACATGAGTGAGATTCTTGACAGTTTGATATTTGACCGGGTACAGGAAGATTTAGATAACCTGACGCAGAAAGCATACATTGATTATGCAGATTTGAACCGCATTGAGGGGGCTGTAAAATGGGTTTCTTATGTGCTGAATCGATACGGCTATAAAAATACGACACACAATAAGCTGAATTGGAAAATGAATGACTTTCGGACAGAGAAAGAGATGGAGCGCCTGCGGGATAATATAGCAGCTATCCGGGCGGCTTATTATACCCCAGACAGTACACCGCTTACGCCGGAAAGAATTACATACACATCCATTTATCAGGCAAACGCGATCGAGAAGATCATTTATGATATTGGCACATTGATTGAGACGTCTTCGCCAGGAATGCAGCATTTAAGTTTCAGGCTGGGAGCTGGCAGGGCACTAGGGAACAGGAGTATAGCAATATGAGCTTAAAGACAGATTATAAAAACGATATCTTTACTGGCAAGCGGAAATATCAGATAACCAATAATGCGGATGGAACGGTTTCTCTGGATGATGTAACGGACTATGTGCAGGAGGGGGATATTCTTTCGGCGGATGATGTGAATGCGATCAATAAAGCGGTAAATGAGCTGCAGACAGGAAGCGATTCGTTCCAGGAAGAAATTACAGGCCGGGTCGATGATATATCTGGAACTGCGGAGGCCCTGACCGGAGAAGTGCTTCTGACACTTCGAGCATCCAGGTGGAGCGATACAGCACCGTATACGCAGAAGGTTGCATTTGTTGGAATAAAGGAAACGGACATTCCTATATACGGGTTACGTTTGACGGGAACGCTGTCCAACGTGACGGTAGAAGCGCAGAAACTTGCGTGGGGCTACGTGGATCGGATCGCATCGGGTGATGACGTTGTGACGGCATATTGTTACAGCAAAAAGCCTGTGACGGACATCGTTGTATCGGCGAAAGGGGTAAAACATGGCTGATGGAATTTTGTTAAAGCATGGTGCCGGTGTGGATAATACGGATTTGACCGCGGTATCGGGGGATGTCCTGGAAGGAGAGAAATTCTTGGGAGCTGACAGCAAGGAAGCGCAGATGGGAGCGATGAAACGGATAACGGCGGTTGATAAGTCAATGACCGTCAATGAGACTTACAACATCCCTGCTGGATATCATGATGGTACGGATTCTTTCCATCAGTCAGGGATTCCAGTTGAGGATGGTCCGCAGATTGATCCAGGCAGCGGTGGAATTACTGTAAATGTAAAAGGAAAATACCTGCAGAGTAATGCAGTTCTTATGTCGGTGGAGAACCTACGACCAGAAGTGATAAAGTACGGGGTTCAAATCGGAGATATTACGGGAAATTATCAAGGATTTCCAGATGAGGAGGGGTAACGGTGGATGGATTGCTGGATATGGTGGTGCAGAGCGCAGATTTTGATGCGCTGACAGCGACACCGGAAATGGTATTGGAAAAGAAAAAATTCATTGGTCCAGATGGCGCCATCAGTGTAGGTACAATGCCTGATAGGGGTTCCCCTATCAGGCATTGTAC